TATTGGCTATATCATGGGAGCCGACAAAAACGAAGAGCGACCCAAGATTGTACGCAGAGAAAACGCCGTTGAAGTAAAGATTCCAAGAGAGCAGGTAATTTTGGGTGAGATGCCTGATCATGTACATGTCAGCGGCAATGTTCCTTTTTATCGTTCATAAAGTTATATTTAGGACTTTCGTCAATTTATTAACTATTTATTAACGATAATCAGAATATTTTATTCTCAAGATTTTTGAAGAACGACAAGGAGACACTTCATAATGTCAATTAAATCTTTTAAGTTTATTTCACCCGGTATTTTCATCAATGAAATCGACAACTCAGAATTACCCGCTATCCCCGATGAGGTCGGTCCAGTGGTTGTTGGACGAACAGAACGAGGACCAGGAATGCGCCCTGTTAAAGTTAATTCTTTTTCAGAGTATGTGGAAATTTTTGGTAACCCCATTCCAGGCGGAAGAGGCGGTGATGTATGGCGAGATGGTAATTATACCGCACCAACTTATGCTGCATACGCAGCGCAAGCTTACTTGCGTAACAGCAATGCTTTAACCGTCGTTCGTCTCCTTGGTGGTCAAAGCTCGGCAGTTGCTGATGGTGGAGCAGGTGAAGCAGGATACCAGACTTCTGGTTCTAATATGGCTGACAAAGCCAACAACGGCGGCGCTTATGGTTTGTTTATGTTTCCATCGGCATCATATCTTACACCTGTTACTGGTGTTCTTGCAGCCGTTTGGTATCTTAATGAAGGCACAATTGAGCTTTCTGGTACAGTTAGAAACAGCACTACAATTGCAACTGGTTCTGCCGTCTTAATGAAAGACCTAAATGCTGCTGGTGTTACAGGTGCTGGGTCAAAGGAATTTAAAGTCCTTATTAAGTCAGCGGCTACAGATCCAGCCAACCAAACAGTTTTACACGAAACATCATTCAATTTTGATCGTTCAAGTTCAAAATATATCCGAAAAGTGTTTAACACAAATCCAACACTTATTAACAGTGATATTACAAGAACAGCACAAGCAGAGGTTTACTGGCTTGGACCAACCTATGAAAGAGAAGTGGCTGACAACGTAACCACTTCGGAAACTTTTGGTATCATTTTGGGGCTCGACTCTGGCTCCACTTCCGCTGCCAACTTCCGCTTTGGATTCCGAGCAGCACAAACTCCTTGGTTTATCTCTCAGCACCTTCAATCTGGTTTCTCTGGTTTCGATGCTAATAACATGACAAAGCTGTTTAAGTTTCACACACTTGATTCTGGCGATGATCAACAAAGAAGAGTTAAGATTTCCATTAGCGATATTAAGGCTTCATCAAATGAAGTTGATCCTTATGGTTCTTTTAATGTCGAAGTTCGCGATGTTAAAGATAGCGACAATGCACCAGTGATCTTAGAAAGGTTTACTTCTGTCAATCTTAATCCTAATCATCCAAAGTACATTGGAAGAGTTATTGGTGACCAGTTTATCGTGTGGGACGACACTCAACGTCGTTATCGCACATACGGAAACTATCAAAACAATTCAGCCATTATTCGCGTTGAAGTGAATGAAGATGTTGAAGCCGCAGCCACTGATGCAAGACTTCTTCCGTTCGGATCCTTTGGACCAGTTCGGTTCTCAGGTTGGGGCAACGTGCTTTCTGGTAGTTATAGTGCAAGTGCGACCCCACAGCCAGCTAATACTTATGTTAGAGGCGCTGGTAATATCTCTCATCCGTTTCTACACGCTAATGACAATGCATTCTGGTTTGTCCAAGATGGTACAAGTGCCGATGGTCATTTCACTGGAACATTAAACTATCCTGCGATTCCTTTAAGGGTTAGTGCTTCCGATGGAGATATGCCAGACCCAACAGATGCTTACTTTGGTGTCGATACTACACAAAACGGAAATAATCGTTTTGAAAGCAGCTATATTGATATCGTTAGGGCACTACCAAATTCCGCAGATGCCTTTGCGGTTGGAACTGGAACTGAAAGATCTTATATCTTTACCCTTGATGATTTGAAATCCTCTAATGGTGGAAGCACTGGCGAGGTTGCAGTTTATTCATCTGGCTCTCGTGCAGCAGGAACATCTTTCACTGCCGTTAGTGGAACCTACGAGCAAGTTCTCGACATGGGTTACGACCGATTTACTGTTCCACTCGTCGGTGGGTTTGATGGACTCGATGTACGAGAAAAAGAACCCTTTAATAACACCGATCTTGCAGGTGGATCCGATACAACAAACTATGCTTATTATAGTGTGAGACGCGCTCTTGATACAATCGCAGACCCAGAGCTTTGTGAAATGAATCTTTTGACAATCCCTGGTATCTATAACTCTGCCTTGACTGCCAAGGTTCTTGAGATCTGTGAAAAAAGAGGCGATGCGCTTGGTCTTATTGACATTGATAGTGGATATGTGCCACAAACTGAGAACACAAGTGATCAGCAAACTAACGCTGGTACTGTAGCAACTGCAATCTCTAATTTGAGAGCAAGACAACTTAATTCCAGCTATGGTGCTTGTTATTATCCTTGGGTGCAAATCCAAGATACAATTAGCGACTCGCTTGTATTCGTTCCACCTTCGGTTGTGGCACTCGGAACATACTCAAGTGCTCAACGCGATACCGAGCTTTGGTTCGCTCCCGCTGGATTTACTCGCGGTGGCTTGACAGAGGGTTCCGCTGGTATCCCAGTTGTTCAGACTCGTGCTCGCCTAACCTCCAGAGAGCGTGATGATCTTTACGAAGCAAACATCAATCCAATTGCCACATTCCCATCTGAAGGAATTGTGATCTTTGGTCAGAAGACGCTCCAAGTTACGCCTTCGGCACTTGATAGAATCAATGTTCGTCGTCTAATGATCTTCGTAAAGAAAGAAATTTCACGAATTGCTGCGACAATCTTGTTTGACCAAAATGTCCCAGCGACTTGGAACCGATTCTTGTCGAGAGTTGATCCCTTCCTCCGAAGCGTTCAGTCCCGTCTTGGCTTGACTGATTACCGAGTGATTCTTGATGAGTCCACAACAACCCCAGAGTTGGTTGATAGAAACGTCATGTACGCAAAAATCTTCTTAAAGCCAGCCAGAGCAATTGAGTTCATCGCCCTTGACTTTGTTATCACAAATTCAGGTGCAGGATTCGAGGATTAATAAACAAAGCACTATATAATATAACAGGAGACTAACAAATAATGCCAGAACAAAAATCCAACTTTTGGTTGAATCCAGAATTTGAACCCAAAAGACAATTTAGATATTTGGTTGAACTTACAATCGGAGGACAGAACTTGCAATTCCTTGCTAAGTCTGTTGATCGTCCTTCTTATAGTATCACCTCAAATCCTCATCAGTTCTTTAATCACACCTTTCATTACCCAGGTAGAATTGAGTGGAACTCTATTAGTTTAACTTTGGTTGATCCTGTTAGTCCTAACGGTGCTAAAATCCTTTATGAATATCTTTCAAGTATTGGTATTGAAAAACCAACCAGTGTCAACGCTGCTATTGGAACCACAATTACTAAAGAGTCTGCAACTTCCGCTCTCGGTAACTTAGTTATCAAAGAGATGGGAACGCGCCCAGGTTCACCCGAAACTATTGTTATTGGAAACTGGCAATTCCTCAATGCATTTTTGACCAGTGTTGATTTTGGATCGCATGATTATGGTTCAGAAGATATGATTGATCTTGCCATTGATGTCCAATACGACTGGGCAGAGTATCAACGCGGCGATGTTCAAGCCCGAGGCTCCTGATTTTTTTAAATAAAACTATTTAAAATATAACATAGATACGTTATACTATGTATAGACTATTTTAAAGAGGTGTAAATGTCTAGAAATAAGCAGCGAACTGCTGCTGCCACGGATGCTGTTGCTGCTACTGCTCCAACAACCCCGGCAGCCCCAGCTTCGCTTTCATATGTAACTCCAACAGAGTTTGTTGAACTTCCGTCTCGTGGTAAGTTCTATTCTACAGATCATCCCCTTCACAACAAAGAAGTAATTGAGATGAGGTATATGACAGCAAAGGATGAGGATATTTTAACTTCCCCCGCTTTGCTTAAGAACGGCGTAGCAATTGACAGGTTGATTGAAAACCTTATTGTTGATAAGAACGTAACAGCAAATAGTTTGTTGCTTGGAGATAAGAACGCAGTGATTCTTGCTGCAAGGATATCTGGATATGGTGAGTTATATGAGGTAAATGTTAACTGTCCAGCTTGCTCCGCGACTATTGAACATTCTTTTGATTTATCTAAAATTCCACATAATCATGGGATTCAACCAGATGAAGACACAGAGAACATCTCATTGACACCAGAGGGCACATTCGTCGCGACACTGCCTAAAACTCAATTTACTGCTGAGTTTAGATTGTTAAATGGCGCAGACGAGACTTATATGGAAAAAGCAGCATCAAAACTAAGAAAGTTAAATTTACCAGAGTCTTCTTCTACAGGTTTACTAAAACAACTTGTTGTATCTATAAACGGGGTAAACGTGCCTTCTGAGATTGCCAATTTTATCGATAACATGCCAGCACAAGATGCACGCTTTCTCCGAGCTTGTGTCGCAACTGTAACTCCCAATGTGGATATGACTCAAGAGGTTGAGTGTTCGTCTTGCGGAACGACATCCGAAATGGCGGTGCCGTTCACTTCGGACTTTTTTTGGCCTAACTGATGAATATATGGCAGAAGTTTATGAGAGCTTCTTCTACTTAAAAATGCATGGAGGTTGGAGCTTTATCGAGGCTTATAACCTACCAGTCAAACTACGGAACTGGTTTGTTAAAAGACTGTCGGATCATTTTGAAGAAGAAAACAAAGCCTATAAACAAGCCAACAAAACAAGGTAATAATAAAAACGGGCAGAAATGCCCGTTTCTTTTTATGTGAAACTATTTATAAGAGATAAGTATATTCGGAGGTCTCTACAATGAACGAACCAAACGATTTGGTGCCAATTGAAATTAATTTAAATCCCAGCGAAACAGACTTACTTAGTGAAAGCTGGCTTGCAATGATGGGTGGTGCGATTGAGACAATCCTCGGTGGCATGTTTGGTGGACGCTCTGTGCCCGTTAAGATCTCTGGCACAAGAAAGCAAGTGGACTCGTTTAAGAGCGCTCTTGGAAATGAGGCAAGATATCTCAAATCAATGAAGCGCTACGGCTTGGACAAGCCCGAAACACTTAAAACAAAAAGGCAACTTGATCGTGCCATTAAATCTTTTGAAAGCGACACGGGTATCAAGTGGCCATTTAAATAGGAGTTTATAGCTAAATGACACCCGAGCAAATTCAAACTCTATTTGAGCAACTTAAACAATCACTATCGTCTCAGCAACTTGAAGAATTTGCAGAGATGCTCGATAAGGTAGAAGATAAACTTACTGATAGTACCTCATCTATTGAAGATCAGATCACTGCTCTTTCAAACCTGTCAGATACGATTGCTGGTATACCGCAGGCGGCAGCGACCTTTGATGCAGCACTACAAAAAAATATCAAAACTCTTACTGGTGTTACAAAGAGTTCTGATGGTTTAATCGGTTCTTTTATTGACCTGACTGCCAAAAGTGGCGGAGTCGGGAAAGCATTAGAGCAGATGGGCGAGACTCTCGCAGAAACAATGAGTGCTCAAAACGTCGCCACATCTATAGCCACTAAATTTGCCGAAGGTACGATGCTGATGGCGACCGCAATTGATAGTGCAACAGCAGGATTTGCCAAAGCAACGGGATTGGGCAAGACATTCAATAGTCAAATTATTGCCCTCGAAGCCTCTAATCGTAAATTCGGTGTTAGTGCTTCTGAGTCGGCTGCTTCATTTGAGTCGCTTGTAGGTGGTCTGTCTGGGTTTACACTGATGGGCGAAGATGTGCAGAGTGCTCTTGCAACAGAAGTTGCTCAATTAAGTGAGCTTGGAGTTTCTGCTGCCGATACCACTGGTGTTTTTGAAAGTCTAACAAGAACTTTTGGATTTACCGCCACAGAAAGTATTGAACTAACAAAACAAACTGAAACACTTGCTCAAGAACTCGGAATATCTCTGGGTGAAGCGGTTGGCAATCTTAATGCAGCATTGCCACAATTAGCATCTCTATCTGCAAACCAAGTTGGACCAGCATTTGAAGCCTTGCAAAAACGAGCAGTTGAAACAGGATTGGCTGTCAACGACTTAGTTAGCATCGCAGAAAGATTCGATACATTCGATGAAGCAGCCAGCGCAGCAGGTAATCTAAACGCTGTTCTCGGTACACAGATGTTCGACACCATGGGTCTACTTGAAGCCCAGTTAGAGGGACCAGACGCAGTTATCGAACAACTACGACAAGGGTTGTTGGGCTCAGTTGGTAGCTTTGAAGAGTTAACAGTGTTCCAAAGAAAAGCAATTGCTAATGCAAGTGGGCTTAATGAAGAAGAGATCCGAGGTCTTTTTAATTCTAAGGAAGTAACCGAAGAACAGAAAAAACAAGCCGACGAAAGAGAGAAAAACCTTAAAGCTGCAATGGATCTTAAAGCCGAACTTATGGCACTTGTTGCTGAAATGTCCGTCGCACTCCAGCCGTTGTTGCAGCTTGCCAAAAAGATTGTTAGTGTATTTGCCGAGATCGTAAAAGCAATAAAAGGCGTAATGGGCGAGGGAACTATAGGAAATATTGGAGCAGCCGCTGTAATGGTCACTGGTGGAGCTTTAATTGCAAAAGGTGTCAGCGCTGCGATGAGCAAACTCGGCATTGGTAAAAAACTTGGTCCAGGCGGTGTTCCTATGGTTTATATCTCTGGTTCCGCTGTATCCTTCGGCGGAGGCGGCGACGGCGGCGGCGGCAGTGGCGGACGCGGTGGACGCGGTAAACGCGGTGGTCGCGGTGGCAGTGGCGGAAAAACACAAGACGCATCAGGGCGTTGGAGAGACTCACGCGGCAGGTTTACATCTGCACCTAAACCTAAAAAGAAGGGGTTCTTTTCCAAGGTTAAAGGTTTTGGAAAAAAGATCCCAGGCGTGGGTAAACTTGGAAAGCTCGGCGGGAGTCTTATGGGCGGACTTGGTTCTAAGCTCTCAGGCTTTGGTCTGAAAGGTCTTGGAAAATTGGGTCTAAAAGGAGCATTACGATTTGTTCCAGGTATTGGTCAAGCTATGATGGCTTATGATGCTATCGGCGCGGCATCACGAGTGCTGGGGGGTCCAAAGCTGCCTGGAGCAATGTTCAATGAGGGCGGCGGTATCGCTGGCTCAGGTCCAGTACCAATTACAGCCCACGGCGGCGAGGTTGTTGTTCCTGTTGAGAAAACACCAGCAGCCAGCAATTTAGCAAATATGGTTGCTCAAAGATCATCGGTGAATAATAAAGAACTCATCAAAGAAATTAGAAATCTCAACAATCGTCCGATTAGTGTTAGTTCAACAATTGAGATGGACAATAGAGAATTTGGACGTTCAGTTAACAAACACTTCGGTGCTCCTGGTTCAAAACCAGCGAATAGTGCGGTGTAAACAATATGTCTCAAGTTCAACCAGTAAATCGTGGTATCTACTCTGATGGTCGTTCCGCAGGA